GGATAAATCCGCAACGCCTTGCTATGGAAACCGACGCCGATGAACTCTACTACGGCGGGGCGGCTGGCGGTGGCAAAACGGATCTGTTACTCGGATGTGCGCTAACCCAACACCAGCAGTCGGTCATCTTCAGGCGAGTGTACCCGAACCTAAAAGCCATCATCCGGCGCAGTGTGGAAATCAAGGGCGATGACAACGGCTTTAATAAGTCTGAGAAGGTCTGGGATCTGGGCGGTGGTAAGTTTCTGGAATTTGGGGCTGTGCAGTATGAAGACGGTAAACGAAGCTGGCAGGGGCGGCCCCATGACTTTTATGGCTTTGACGAGATTACAGAATTCACCCGAACGCAGTATCAGTTTATCATCGGGTGGAACCGCACCACAACGCCGGGCCAGAGATGCCGGGTCATCTGCGCAGGGAACCCACCCCTAGACGCTGATGGCATGTGGGTGATCGAGGAATTTGCACCGTGGCTAGACGACAGTTTCAGCGACCCGGCCCAGCCCGGCGAGTTGCGTTGGTACTACTACGATGGCGAGGGGGCGCTGCATTGGCAGCGGGACGGGACGCCGGTAGAGGTTGGCGGGATGAGCATTGTTCCACGAAGCCGAACATTTATTCCGGCTTCACTCAGCGACAACCCGCACTTGGCAGAAGATGGCCGGTATTTGTCCGTGCTGAACTCTCTACCCGAACCCATGCGAACCCGGCTGAAGGATGGCGACTTCGGCGCAGTCAAAGAGGTGGACCCGTGGCAAGTCATCCCGACCGAGTGGGTGCGGGACGCACAGAAGCGATGGGCCAACATGGAGCAACCAGAGGGTCAACCGGATTGCGTGGGGGTGGACGTGGCCAGAGGTGGGCGAGATAAGACGGTCTTCGCCGCCAGGTGGGGAACCTATTTCGGGGAACCAGACCGCTACCCCGGCAGCACAACGCCCACTGGCCCCATTGTGGCGGGACTGTTTCAGCAGAGATACCCCGCCCCCGGCTCCGTGAATCTGGATGTGATCGGGGTAGGTTCATCGGCCTTTGATTCGATGAAGGCGATGTATGAAGAAACGTACATCCGGCCCGTCAACGTTGGGTCAGGCAGCGACTACACCGACCGCAGTGGGCGTTTGAAGATGCGGAATCTACGCAGCGAGGCATACTGGCGAATGCGTGACGCACTGGACCCGGAGCAGGGCAGCACGATGGCCCTCCCGCCGGGCAGTGAAGTGATAGCGGACTTATGCAGCGCACGGTACACGCCACTGGCTAACGGGGTGATTCAGGTGGAAAGCAAAGACGACATAAAAAAGCGGCTGGGACGTTCGCCCGATGTGGGCGATGCTTTGCTTTTGGCAAACTTGCCCCTTTCGGGCGGCTGGCTCGTACACGGGATTCAATAACTTATGACAACTACGTTATTTACGGGCAAGGCCAATATATCGCTGGACCAATATCCCGATTCGGCGTGGTCCCCCATCGGCGGCGCTGGCAAGAAAGCAGACGACCAAACCGCTGTGCTGTACGAGGCCGTGGCGTGGCTGTACCGCTGCATCCAGATCCGGGCCAACAGCGTGCAGGCCATCCCGTGGGCAGTGGTGCGGGGCGAAAATGACGTGTGGGACAGCAAAGACCCGACCCCGCCCCCAGCGCTGGCGTTTCTGGCCAAACTGCCCGACCTGCTATTCCTGGCAGAAGGGGCGCTGTGTCTGACATCGGAAGCGTTCTGGTTTGTCGAGCGCAACCGGGTGCGCCCCGTGGGGCTACGCTGGCACGCCCCGTCCACTGTGACGCCCATCTGGGACGAAGAATTGGGGCTGGTTGGCTACAAGCGGCAATTGGGCGAAGGCAAAAGCAAAACATTTGAACCCGCCGATTACGTCTACATTCGGCTGCCCAACTTCATCCACGAGACAAAGCCCGGCGTTAGCCCCGCACAAGCAGCGATGCGGGCGGCTGGTGTGCTGTACCATAAGGACGAATACGAGGCGGGTTACTTCGAACGGGGCGCAATCAAGGCGACCTTGCTACAAGTCCCGCCCGGCACGCCGAAGACGGAACGGGACAGCCTGGAACGTTGGTGGAACCGGCTGGCCACGGGCGTGAGGAAGGCGTTCACTACTATCGTCATTTCGTCCGAGTTGACGCCGGTTGTGGTGGGCGAAGGCATCGGCGACCTGGGCAATTCCCCGCTGACGCAGGAGAAGAAGGAAGACATCGCCACGGCGCTGGGCGTGCCGCATTCGCTTGTGTTCTCGAACGCCGCCAACTTTGCCACGGCTACCCAGGACTGGCTGAACTACTACGACCAGACCATCATCCCGGAAGTGCAGACCATCGCCGGGCAGATCAACGAACAACTGCTGGCCCCCCTGGGATACACGCTGCAATTCAGGCATGAGGAAATGAGCGTGTACCAGGAGGACGAAAACAGCCGGGCCGACAGCCTGTCCAAACTTGTCACGGCGGGCGCTTCCCTGTCCCTGGCGATGGAGATTCTAGGCTATTATTTAACTGACGAGCAGTGGGCGCAGGTTCGGGAACCCGCCCCGGTCCCCGAACCCGTCGTCGTGCAGATGCCACCACAGCCGATTCCAGAAGACAGCCCCGCCGAAATGCCCGACAACATGCGGGCGGTGGAGTTGCGCCGCTTCAAGCGCTGGGCCGGCAAGCGGGCGAACCCGGACCCGTCCGCATTCAAAAGTGACTACCTGACGCAAGACGATAAAGCGGCGGCGCTGTACCAGATCCTGATTGCGGAGGACGGCGACGCCGACACGATGCCCCCTTTCACGTTACCGGCTGGGCGGATTACCCTTGACGCTTACAAGGCGATGGTGCTGCAGCTTGACCCCGGCGACGACGAGGCCGAGCAGAAAATCAGGATGGAGATTGAGAACCGCACACGGCGGGAGATCCAAAAGGCGCTGGAGGCTGACCGCAAGAAAATAATGCGGAGCGCGGCGGGGCTGAACCAGGACAACTTTGCAGAATGGGCGGCGATGGATTTAGAAGCCGCATTGGCCCGCAAGCCAACCGAAGAAGAAATGTACGACATGCTGAGGCAGGCAATCCAAGACAGCGCCGACCTGGGCGTAAGTGTGGCAGTCAATCAGTTTGAATCAATCGGTTACGGATTCGATTGGACACTTTCAAATCAGCACGTGGCGGATTGGGTTGGATCGTATACATCGAACCTGTACGAGGAAATCAATCAGACCACCCGCAAGAAAGTTAGGACGGCCGTGCAGGAATGGGTAAACAACGGGCAACCGCTGGAACGGCTGAACGAAGAACTGGCCCCCATCTTTGGGCGACAGCGGGCCGAGTTGATTGCGTCAACGGAAGTGACACGGGCTTATGCAGAGGGCAACCGCATTGCCTACCAGGACAGTGGAGTAGTAACACGATGGATGTGGCGCACGGCAAACGACGAAAAGACCTGTCCTATTTGTTCACCGCTCGACGGCGCAACCATCAGGATTGACGGGGATTTTTCGGGCTTTGTCCCTGACGAGGTGCGGAGGCGTGGCACGATTACAGCGCCGCCAGCGCATCCTCGTTGTCGGTGCTGGGTTGTACCCGTGATTCGTGACTTGCCGGAGGTGGAAGCGCAACGATGAATCAATTACTATTTCATCTGCTTGGGGATTACGTTTTTCAATCCGATTGGATGGCACAAAACAAAACGCAAAGCACTTGGGCGGCCTTCATCCATGCCACTATATACGCTCTGCCTTTTGCGCTGATTGCATCCCCGGTGGCATGGATCGTTATTTGGGGAACGCATCTTCTGATTGATCGTTTCCGGTTGGCCCGGTACGTTATTTTTGCCAAGAACTTATTGGGCGCTCCGTCTTCGTGGAAGCCGTGGGCGGAATGCAAAGCGACCGGATACCACGAAAACGTTCCCGCATGGATGGCCGTATGGCTTATGATCATTGTTGATAATACGCTACACCTATTCATAAATTTTGCATCATTACGATTTTTATAAGGCTCCGCAACCATGACCACCATCACCGTTGAAGGCATCGACAAGCTAAACGCCCGGCTAGACAAGATTAATCGGCAGCTTGACGGCAAAAGCGGCGGGACGCTACAGCAGGGGATGCGGCGGGCGGTTTACCGAGTGGTGGCAACCCTGGCGACCTACCCGGCACAGCGCACAGGTAGCAGCTACGTGCGTACCGGCACACTTGGCCGACGATGGACGAGCAAGGTGACAGTTACTTCAACCAATAGCGGCGTTGAGGGTAGGGCGGGAAACAACACGCTATATGGGCCGTGGGTACAATCCGACGCATTCCAGACCGCATTTCACCGCCAAACGGGATGGACCACCGATCGGCAGGCGCTAGA